TAAATTAAATCAAATCAAATGGAAAAAGCATTGATGAAGTGCGGGATTGCGAAGACGAAACTTTGATTTTATTACGAACCTAATTTTTATTTTTTTTATGAGCGAGGGCAAAAAAATACTTGTATCATTTTCGGGGGGTAGAACTTCTGGATTTATGGCTAAATATCTAAAAGAACGCTATCCAAATCGTGAAATGCTTTTTGTATTTGCGAATACAGGAAAAGAGCGTGAAGAAACTTTGACTTTCGTTGATAAATGTGATGAAGAATTTGATTTGAATTTAGTATGGTTAGAAGCAGAAGTAAACGAAGAAAAAGGCAAAGGAACGACTTATAAAATTGTTGATTATGAAACAGCAAGCCGAAACGGAGAACCTTTTGAAGCGGTCATTAAAAAATACGGATTGCCGTCTAAATTATATCGACATTGCACAAGGGAACTAAAAGAAAATCCTATTCACAAGTATGCACGTGAAATCTTAGGTCTTGAATATGTAACAGCACTTGGAATTAGAGCAGACGAAAAGCACAGATTAAAATCAGATCCCAAGAAAATATATCCACTTGCAGAACTAAATGTTGATGAAGCTTTTATTCGTGGATGGTGGAAACGTCAAAGCTTTGATTTAGAATTGAAAGACTATGAGGGAAATTGTGATTTATGTTTTCTGAAATCCACTCGAAAAAAATTAACACTAATTGCTGAAAATCCAAACATTATTGATTGGTGGAACGAAATGGAAATAAAATATAGTTCACAATATCAATCAAAATTTGACGAAATACGCAATTTATCAATTCCCGATTTGGTTGAATTAGTAAAACAACCATTCAGAAAAGCGATTGACAAGGAAGAACAACGTGAATCTATGCCACAACTTTTTGAACCTGAATTTGATTTGGAATACGATTGTTTCTGCAAGTCGGTTTAAGGTGGCATATAACGGGAAACGGATTGGCGTCAGTGCGGCGTAAAATGCTGAAAAGTTCTAAAAACATAAATAGCCGAAAGAAGCAATCGGCTTGAATTTGAAAAATTCAATGCCGCATTGCGCCAAACCGATGTTATACGACGGTGCGGGAATAAAAACAGAAAAATATTAACAATAAAAAATAAAACAAAATGTCAAGAATTCAATTACAAGACAACTTAATTAGCGCAATTACTAAAATGGCGGAAGGAAATCCGGGCGCAATGACAGCAATGATGGAAATTATTAAAATTGCTCCCGAAGTTGACCCAAATGCATTTATGGGTGGTTTAGGTTCTATTTTACTTATGGACACATTTGAGATTTACGGAACTGATATATATGTTCTTTGGAGTGATATATGCGAAAGAAACACAGTTAAAATGTTGGCTGTTTTGAGGGCAACTCAATTAGGATTATTTAGTTCAAAAACATTGAAAGATGCTTTAAATAGGCAGGATTATTCAGGAAAAAATTTAGTTCATGTTGATGAATTATATCAAAAAGTGAAAGAAAAACTTCCTGAGTTTGATGCGGGTAGCACTGTCGTATAACGAAAAAGCATTGGCGAAGTGCAGACTAAGGATGCAGAACCGTTAAGGTTCAAATCCGTGGCAAACGAAGCCAAATGCGACAACTAAAAACTAATCTCTGCATTTTGCCAATGCTGTGTTATCTGTCGTTGCAATTATTCAAATTAACAATTAAAACAAATAAAAAAATGAGCGAAAAACACTTAACAAGAAAAGAAGCAATTTTAAAAGGATATGAATATTTTGTTTATCCTGCTGATGGTTATCAATCTTTAAAAAGACTTGACGAATATTTTGAATCAGAAATAAATTTTGACCAAAAACCAATGCTTTGCAAAAAAGAGGTATCACATCCACAAGGAATAGATGAGAAAGAAATCCGAGAAATTATTACAGAACATATATGGGATAGACATTGTGAGGAAACAGGTGATGATACGGATATTGTTTTTGATATTTTACAAGATTTAGACTGTTCAGATTTGGTTAAGCAAATTGATGAAAGGTTGAAAAAAATTAATTTTCATTGGCAATCTGATGTGCATTTGGTTTGCAATGACAGATAACGGCAAAGCATTGCTGTAGTGGCGAGAACTTAAACTAAAACTTTAAAAGAATAACAAAATGGAAAACAAACAAAAATCTTCAAACGAAGCACATTCAGAGCCATTGCAGCAAACCAGTGTTAACCGCAGTAATGACATTGATACGAAAATGGAGATTGTAGGAATTGACGAAAAGTTTAGCGTTCATTTTCTTTATGTGCCAGAAGGTTACAACATAACCAGTCATACAATTACGGAGCATAAAACGCAAGTCATTGGTAGATTAAAACAGTTCAATAGATTAAAATGTATTGCATCTTGGAAGCAAGATCATAAAGATTTAGTTGCGTTTTTTACTCAAATACTCGAAAAGCGTGGCTGGGATTTTCGTCAATTTCCTAATCCTATCGCAATTGGGGTATATTATTGCGGTTAACGCAAGGCTTTGCGAAGTTTTGAGGAACGAAAAATTTTGCAAAATCAATGTTATCCATCTTATTAAAAACAAAAAATCATGATTACACATAACGCAGATTTTCCGCCATTCCGTTCGGAGCTTAAAAAAGCTTTTGGATATCTATCCTTTCAGTGCGCGCTGGTGAACATTGATGTCATCGGAATCCGCCTGAAAAAGACCTACGATATTGTTGTGATCCTCTTCCGGGGAAAACGAAAAATCGGCTGGCTGGATGAAAGCAGTAACCTGGACCAGGAAACAGTCTTGAAAATTTACAATGATGTCCCGGAAGACCGCAATCTGCTTCATGAGTATGAAGAGAAATTCGGAAAATGGGTGGAAATACTGCTTCCGGAAAAAAACAATTATGTATTCGTCAGTGACGATACCGTTAAGCCAACCAAAAACCAAAAAATATGATTACAATTTTATTAGGCCGTCGCAACTGCAGAGCCGCAAAGCTGATCCGGAAACTTCGTTTAGTAAACTCCGGAATTGACATCCTGGAAAGTTGCCTGATGGATTTTACAGGAGAAGATCATACATACGAAAGGATCATCGTCCGCAGCGATATAGCAAAGCTGAAGATGCAAAGATCTGAAATAATTAAAGACCTCGAAAACATGTAATACAAAGACTTATGACGACACCAACACCCAAAAACCCACCGCAGTATTCGCAGAAGGCGCTGATAGGGATTATCCGCCAGGCGAAAGATTTGGACGATCTTGCAGAGATCGGCAGCATGATGAATACGCTTTCCGATGCCGGGGATTTCCCGATTACCATCAGGATGCGATATGAAATGAACAAGAAAACCATGCAGTTTGTGTATGGAGAAGACCACAACAAAAATCAAGAGCAATGAAAACACCCCCCCCCCTTAATGTGAAAAAGAAAGAATATAACGCCAGATACCGGCTGCGCAAAAAAGGTTTTACGATACGGCAGAAAATCATTTTCTGCGAAGTGGAAAAATCAGATCATAAAACCGTGCGTATGTTGGTGAACGAATATCATTACAGCTATCAATCAACTTTTAAATTTTAATTTTATGGAAATTATCGGAAACATCATTGGCCGGAAACCGGCTGAACAAAAAACAGAAAACTTCAAAGTGCAGATCTTCCAGATGGATTGTGGATATGTAGACAACTACACCCAGCAGCAGCGCGAAAATTATCTGGAATTTCAGGTGAGCAATGCTAACATTGACAAGCTCGCTGCGATGCCGGACGGCTCGCGGGTGAAAGTGTACTTTAGTCCGCGGGGCAGATACTATGAGAAGCAGGACGGCACAAAGGCCATTGCCCAGAACCTGGACGCCTGGAATTTTGAACTGATCAGCGCACCAAATATCGTGAAAGATGAGCGCACTTATCCGTAATGAAGCCATGCGCGCATTTATAGAAAGTAACCGGCGCAACAAAAAAATAACGTATAATGCTGGTACTTTTTGTTTGTATTATTACAATCACGAGATGTGGTACCATTGCCGGAGTTGCAGAAAAGAATGGTCTGCACGCACTGAGCTGACAACAGACTGCCCGCGTTGTGGTGCTGCAGGCTTTCCGGGGCTGCTAAATTTTACGAATTAATACTCATAGATCACGATTAGAATACCATCCGCGTACGGATGGTATTTTTTTGCGTAATATATAACGTACGAAAACATTTGTTACAAAAACCGCAATTCCGTTGCGTATGCTTCAGCGGCCATTCCGTCTTGGGCTTCCTTTCCCCACTCCCCAAAATATATATTATACATAATTTTGAAACTTTGTAACCAATAGCGGCAAGCTCTTTTGTATCGGAGGTTACAGTTATTTTTATTTTTTGTAACTCTTTATAGTGGTTACAAAAAAAATGTAACCAGAAACAAGGTTACAGAATGGTTACAAAATTAAAAATGGTTGGTTTCAAAATTAATTTTGATATAAATATTAGATTATCAGCACTGTAGATACAGAGTTACAGAGTTACAGAAAGATGCATGAATTTTTTAAATTTTACTTTGTAAAGGTGGTAATTACAATTAATTATTGTATTTTTGAAATTATGAAATTTTCAAGGATTATAGAGAATAACAGAATTGTCAGGATTGGTTTATGTCCGTGGAATACGGACCAGGCTGTGGATCTTCGTCCGGTAGAAGGAGATTTCAGCAAAAGCCGTATGGCAGAAATGCAGTTGGATGATGTGTATATTTCGGCGAGCCTTACGGATCTTAGTTGGGAGGGTGAAGATTCGGACAGCGGTATGGCTTATCTTTATTCGTTCAGTTTTGGCTTTCCGGTGAATGGGAACGAAGTGCTGATGCTGCAGCGGTTCCGGATGTTGAAATACATACGTGCATATCGTTGCGATGGCAAGTCGATGCTCCTGGGGCGGAATGATTATGGTCAGAATGCTCCGCTTATAGCTTCTGTCAGTTCGGATGGGCAGCGTACGCAGCTCAGTTATAGTCTTGAAACCATTTTTCCTGTGGCATTTCAATAAAAAAAAATATGTTGGTACCGTTTAGGCTTTCGGATCACCTGATACATTACTTTTTCCGGGAGTTTAGTGGCATGACGCGGCGGTATCTTGGTCGCGAAGTGAAGGTAATACCGCTTGACAAAAATTCTGTTGTCGGGAAATATATTATTGCAAATTTGAAAAAAACCGATTACCCGACTGCCAGGATCAGGGAGTTTACACTCTTTGTGGAGATGGCTAATGTTGAGCGGAAAATGTACTGCACGAAACAAAAACTTTTCAAGAAAGAAAATCTGGAAAATAGTTTTGTGGAGCTTCCGGATGAATTTATGAATGATGTGGAAGATTTTCTGGATGATATTTTCCGTCAGAATTTCTATTGGTTTGTGCATGGATCGGTGAGCTGTGGTGCCAAGGTACAGACGGTGATCAAGCAATTTATGGACAAGTATAATCTTTGGGATCTTGGCTTTGATGTGGAGCAGCTTCGCCAGCAGTATTACCGTATGCAGAATGACGGACCGGCAAGCCGGCTGCAGAACATGGATCGGAGTTATGGCAAAAAGTATCGATCCCGGTGATGCGTCACACTTTTTTTCTGCCTGGGCATTTAGTTTAGCGGAAAAAATAAGATATGGCATTTTCAGACATTATCAACAGTCTTTTTCCGGATAATCTTAAAAAGAAAATTAATGCTACTGAGATCCGAAAAGGTTTTCAGGAAACCGAATCTTTGTTAGAAAAAAGGATAGGTGATATAGAGATGTCTCTGACCGGTTATCTGTCGTTGGGAGATGCTAAACCTACGGAGATCGGCAAGTATGAACTTTCGAGTGTTGGCACCTACACCAACCTTGTACCTGCAGTATATCCTGGCGCTACTACAGCTACCAATACGCCATACGTAGTAAAAAGTGGGTATTTGACGACGGTTTATTTTGATGGAACAAACTATAATTTTACAGAAACTGAAATTTCTTCAACTACTGTAAAAAAATGGGTGGCAAGCGAGGTGCTTAATTATCCTCAAGTACGTGAGTATAATGGCTATTATTATAGAGTTAAGGACGGCAAAACGTCTGATACCAATAGTCCGGATGTGTCTACTAAGTGGGAAGGCTTTTTTCCATTCCAAAAGCTGGCGCCTACGTTTACAATGTTGTCGAATGGCGGTAAAATATTATTTGATCCCTCAGCGAATACCTTAACAGTTCCTGCTGGGTATGAAATCAGAGTAGTTGGGTTAACCGGAGCCTCTGTGACTGTTAATCCTGGTGTTTATAATCTCGCAGCTAATGCTGGGTTCAACTTCATTTATTTGGATGAATCCGGAAACATAATAACAAAGTTGTACAGCGCAGACAACAGGTTGCAGGTTGCCAGAAATACGATGCTTGGATGGTTATTTGTTGGCAGCACAAGCTTATTAGAAAAATACTATTTCACTGATTCTGTGAAAAGCAATTTGATAATTAAAGGAGAAACAATGTCTCTGTTTCCTTCCTGGCTTAAATCTGTTCGAGAAAATAACTCGCTGAAAATGCCAGTGGAAATATTACATGGACTAAAAGATATCTGGTTTGAATTTCCTAACGGAACACCCTCCTGGTGGGACAGCCGGGAGCCTGAATTAAGAACTATCTCCGGAAGTTCTTTTGGCTCTTATAAGTTTCGTGTTCATTTTAGAGATTTGACAAACTTTACAACAAATGATGATTCGTTTACATTTTCTACAACTGCAAATATATGGAATGGTGGACTTCAGCAACTTAGGTTGCCAATACAATTAGGTGAGAGTACTGAGCCTGTGTTTTACATTAATATGCTAATAGATTCTGAATGGCTCAAAGGATTGTCTACTGTAGTTTTAGATTCGGAATCCGGAAGCAGATTGCAGGCTAAAATCCGGAAAAAGACAAACATTGACGGTGAGAATTTACCTTTTCAGAAAATTGCAAAAGGTCTTGCTACGGCTGATTCATTGCTAACAGAAAAGCCTATTATTTTTTCAGATGAGGATTGGTCATTTACTGTTGCCTCTAATACGAGATTAATACTTAGTACGGGGACAATAGTTCAGATACCAGCGGGTAAATATATTTTGTATGATGGCTCTACAAACGCAGGTTTGAACTATGTTTATTTAACTCCGGAGGGTACTTTTTATGTTAAAGACTATGCAAAAAATCTAACGAAAATATCAGATTTGTATTTAGGTTATTTTCACACTGGCAGGTTATTGAGTGCTAACTCCGCCTTTGTTACTGAGAACACAAATATAATATCGTTGGTAAACGAGTCTTACAGTTATGCGTCACAAATTTGCAATAATATTATTTACCGAAGAGATAAAAGTAAACAAATCAAAATACTGCTATTTGGTTCATCTTGGCATCAAAACACGTGGTTTTACTTGAATAAACTGACTGCAAACGCCGGCATTAATGCAAAAATTGTGGGTTTCTATACAGGAGGGGCTTATTTTGCGCAATGGAATAGCAGGTATGATTCTGATGAGTTAGTGCAATGTTGGACGTCAGAAAATGGTTCGGATTGGGAATTGACGGAAAAAAATTTTAGAACTACTCTGGAAGCCGGTGGCTGGGATATAATAGGTACACAACAGGGCGCATTTCAGGGTATAGATTGGTCTGGCAGTTATCAGTTATATTGGTCAAAATTTATTAGTAATCTAAAGAGAAATTGCAATGCGGACACCGTTATTGCCTTTAATTCAACGTGGACACCTCCAAAAGCTGGCGATTTAACACCTTATACTGCCGATGATGCAGGAATGAAAAACTGGCAAATACTTAACTGGAAGAATTTACAAAGATTTATGAATTTGAGTGGTATTGACAGGGTTGCTCCGAACGGTTCTTTGATGTGGATTTTAAGACATTCCAACTTAAATGACAGTTTAGATTTAGCTGCAGATGGATTGCATCCTAATAATGGTTTGCCAATGTTTGCGTTGAATTTGAATTGGTTTTACACCTATTTATCTCCGATGTTTGGCGTGGAACTGGAAGAAATTACTTGGCTTCCTGACGAAACTACCCAAAAAACTCCACAGTTTAATACAACGGGTTGGACTCCGATTTCTGCAGAACAAAAGAGCATCATTGTTAGAATGATAAAATTGGCACATGCGAATCGATTTAATTTTATAACAATCTAATGAAAACACTCCTCACAAAAATATATTACGGCATATTGCTGATGGGCGACGGCAAGGCAAATGCTGCGGATAAGTTTGATGTCTATTTGAAGATGACATTAAGCTTCTCCCTGGTTGCTACGTTCCTGCAAATCGTTAGCGATTGGTATGTCAGCAATCAAAAATTTATTGTCTATTTCATTATTGCCGTAACAGCTAATGCTATTCTGGGACTGTGGAAACATCACAAGCTTCGCGAATTTGACTGGCAGATATTTTTGTGGAAAACGGCGCTTATGCTTGCCGTCGTGATTATTGTATATCTACTGCTGTATATTCTTGTGGACCTTGCGGGCAATGGAATTGTCGTGGATGGCTTCAAAACAACTATCCAGATAGCCACAATATTTTACCCAATCTCGAAAGCGATCAAGTCGCTGCACGTGATTAGCAATGGTGAGCATCCGCCGGCATGGATCATGGAAAAGTTTTATGGATTCGAGAAAGACGGTAATGTCGATCAACTTTTTAAAACCAATGTAAATGAAACACTTCATCATCATACTGACGATCCTGCTGATAAGTAGCTGTTCGAGCAGGCAAAAAACGGTGGAAAAGCAGATGGAAACCCAGCAGGGCGAGATCACGACAGAAGCCAGCAGGACAGAAGAAACGCAGACAGAAGCATCCGGAACCTTGGATTTGTCGCGTTTTCTGGATCAGTACAGTCTGAAAATCGAAGGCAAAAACTCCGATTATAAATTGCAGTTTGGTGATCTGACTTTCGCAGGAAATGCCGATCTGACCTTAGAAAAGAAAACCGAGAAAACGGATATCCATGAGGTGTGGCGCATTCAATACGTGAAGCGCATACAGGAGGTATACCGGATTCATAATGTGTACCGGATTCACAATGTGTACAAAAGTTCGGAAGTACAGCGCAGTGGGATTACTTTCGGGCAGATGATGTGGGGGATTCCATTGTTGCTGATTCTCGGTGCTCTGCTTTGGGAGGTAATTCGTCAAAAAATTAAATCAAAAATTAAAATCTAAATTAAGTTTATGAAAGTAGTAGAAGTGCAAGATAATCCGGGTTATTATCTTTTTGAATGTCCAGGATGTTTAACAGCGCATTTTATCAATACCAATCCAAAATATGGCGGTGTTTGGGAATTTAATAAAGATTTAGAAAACCCAACAGTTTCGCCTTCGTTATTGGTAAATGCAGGAAAAAAGAATCCAACAGCTCATCAATGCCATTCATTTATTAAGAATGGAAAAATTCAGTTTTTGTCGGATTGTTCTCATCATTTAGCAGGTCAAACAGTTGAATTACCAGACATAGAATAAAACAAAAAATAATGGCAAATTTTTCTTTTCAAAATACTTTCCGGAATACGCTTTTTGTTGCCGCACTCGCCAGCTACGAAGCGGAAAAAATGTTCGACCTATCCGGGCAGAAGTTCCTTTCGGACCGTGAAGGCACACGGTACAAGGCGTATCGCGACAGCAAGGGCATTCCGACGATCGGGCGCGGGATTACTTACTACGAAGATGGAAGTCCGGTGAAAATGGGCGATACGATAACGCCAGAAAGGGAAATCCAGCTTTTCAATAACACAATCCTGTATTATGTCCGAAAAGTGAACGAATATGTGACGTCTAATATCAATCAGAATCAGTTCAATGCGCTGGTTTCATTTGTCTACAACATTGGTACTACTGCGTTCAAAACGTCAACGATTTTAAAACTAATAAACAAAAATCCGAATAATCCGGCCATCCGTGCGCAGTTTATGCGTTGGGTTTATTCCGGAGGAAAAAAAATCGCCGGCCTTGTGAACCGGAGAAAAAAAGAATCCGATCTATATTTTTCATAACTCAAAAACCAAAAATGAGATGTTCTATCTGTTCCCGGTCGCGTACCGGGATTTTTTGTTAAAAGTCGTATTCATCGGCTTTTCCATGCGTCACACTTTTAGAGTTTGGCGCGTTCTATTTTTGGGATTATGAAAATCAATCCACTTGTTACAGATATTCTGCGCGGTCCGTGGTTGGTCAATCCGGCTTCCGTACATCAATATGAGCAACTGCTCAATAATTATCTGCTCGGCAGATACCAGGGCTCGGCGCTCAATCGGAAAGAAATTTTTGCGGCGGCAAATAATGCCTATGCTTCGGTAGAAAAAACGCCGGCAAAAAAAGTAGCAAAAATTTCCATGAGGGGCGTTCTTGCGGCGTATGGAGATATGTGCATGTTGGGCGCAGATGACTATCTGGAATGGTTTCGTGCGCTGAACGAAGATGATTCTGTTGGTGCTGTGGTTTTGGACATCGACGGACCGGGGTCTTCCGTATCGGCTATTAATATGATGAAGGAATTCCGCGCTGAAAAGAAAAAGCCTTTTGTCGGGCTTGTCAATATGCTGTGCTCCGGGCATCTGTGGACAGCGCATTTACTGTGCGATCATGTGATGGCCTATGGTGACATCTCTCCGGAGATTGGAAGCATCGGGGTTCTCTCTATGGTGATGGACAGCCGGAAGGCAATGGAGAAAGAAGGATACAGCGTACTGATCGTGCGTGCGCCGCAGTCTACGACAAAAGCGCAGCAGGCAGTAGACTTCTACGAAGGTAAAGACGAAGATTTTGTAAAAGCTTTGGAAAAGGAAATGGAGCCTATGGCAGAATCCTTTATCGAGGATATGAAAGCGTTATGCCCGCGCCTGGATCATTCCGCGCCAGGGATCTTTACCGGTTCGACATTTAATGCAAAAGACGCACTGAAGTATGGCCTTATTGACAGTATTGGCAATGAGAAAAAGGCTTACGAACGCGCGCAAATACTTTTGGAATTATCAAACAATTAATTAACCATAAAATTTAAGCAAACATGAAAAAGAAAAAGTTCGCTGCGGTCATTGCCTTTATGTATTCCATTCTTGGAATCAAGGAATTGCCGAAAGGAGAAGACGGAAATCTGGCATTTTCGGATGACCAGGAGAAAAGGCTTCAGGAAGAATTTGGGGACAATTTTGAGGCGGCTAAAAAAGCAGCACAGGAAGTACTGGAGGAGGAATCCGGACTGGAAGATAAGCGTAAGGCTGCGAATGAAGCGCTGGCCGCTGCCCTGGATGCGCCTGCCGATGAAGAAAAGCCTATCGAGAAAAATGCGGAAGCTGCGGCTAAAGTAATCGAAGAGCAAAAAGAGCAAATCAAGAAACTGGCTTCAGCTCCGGAAGCGGATGAAGCAGTAAGAAGTTTATCAACTGGAATGAAAAATTTTGGAATTAAAGCGATGCTGACAGCTACTACAGCTACTGCATTTTTAGGACAAACAGGCAAAGCTTTTTCGATGGGAAGCCCCTGGAACAAAAGAGCGCATTTAGAATTAACAGGAAAATCCAAGATGGCAGCCGTAACAGATTTTACGGATGTTGCCAATATTGCGAGGCTGAACGATGATCTGAAAGAGTATTATGTTCAGAATCCTGAAGTTCTGAATGATCTTCGTAAAAACAGATCCGGATTGCCGGAATTCTGGCCAAAACGTTTTAACGTTGTGGATCAGGTATCTGATGCCGTGTCTGATGTTACTAATGTTACACAGGCAAGAAAACCTGGCTGGTCTCCTAATCCGGAGTTTTTTATCGGCGCGGAAAAAAGAAAAATCTATCCGGTACAAATTGATGTAGAATTTACAGCAGAGCAATTACAGCAGCTGGAAACTTCCTGGATTCATACCATCATTTCCATGGATGGATCTTCTCCATACAAATTGTCTTTTGTGGCCTATCTCATTAAAAAAATTGATGATCAGGCAAGGATTGAAGACCGGATTTCTGCGATCAATGGCGTGTACGTTTACAAGCCAGAAGGAATTAAAGCAAAAGGATCTTTCCTGAATCGTCAGAATGGTCTGAGATACCAGCTGATGAAGTTTCGTGATATGGATAAAAAAATCATTCCATTCCGTTCAAAACTGGGAGCGCCTACGGCTGCAAATATGTACGATTATATTAAGGAATGGGTGAATTCGCTTGCGAATGACGTCCGAATTCAGTTAGGACTGAAATTTTACATTTCTCAGAAAAATCTGAATGCCTACCAGGAAGGTTACAAATTAGCGAATGGACTGTTTCAGGATTACAAAGGCAATGATTTGTTCCATGTAGAAGGGTATAACAATATCGAATTTGTTGTGCTGACGGATCTGGAAGGTTCTGATATTATGTTTATCACAGATAAAGATAATATTGAGATCATGGAAGATGTTCCGAACGAAAAATCTATTTACAGATTTGAGTATCTGAAAAGAGATACGTTTGTTCATGCAGATTACAAATTTGCTGTGGCATTTAAGTTTGCAGGCTTCAAACTTCCGGAAAATTCTCCATTCCTTGGATTGTCTCAGATGATCTGGGTAAATGACGTTCCGGCATTTAGTGAGAATTTTTATGTTCCGATGTATGGCACTAATCTGTCAGCTCCGGTAGATGTTAATTTTACAAGAGTTCAGACAGATGTCAATCTGTTGTCAGATGTGGTGGTGATTAATTCGGAACTTCCTGCAGGAACTGTGGTAAAAATTTCCGGAAATGTTGGGCAGCTGACTACTGCAAAGCTGAAAAAGAAAACTTCCGGTAATGGAGGTAACCTGGATCTTACTGTAGATTTTGATCCGAAAACAGGAGGCTATCTTCTGTTGATCCGTACTACAGACGGATTCAAAGAACTGAGCAGGACTTCCGCTCCGGAAGTAGCTCCGTCTACTTCTGTAGAATTCACTGGAACTACAATCAATGCCATTGACGGATCTACATTTGTCTATAAAGGAACTGCAGCTGCAACACTTGCGGATATTCTGAATGGACTGGAAGGTACAGAGTTGAAAATCTTCGGACAGGATACCAATACCATTACAGTAGCCGCAGTAACAGATAAAATTCTGCTTACCGGATCTTCTGCAGTATTGACACAGGACAAATTTATTGTTCTGAAAAAATTTGAAAACCTTTGGGTGGAAATTTCCCGGGGATAATTATACAGGAAAGCCGTCTTAATGGCGGTTTTCTTTTCATTATTAAACTAAAAAAAAATATTTATCATGGCTATAGAAATAGTTAAAGGAAAGCTTAATACGCCTAAAGCCGGCGCGGGCGCACCTAATTTTACCAATGCCCGGCCATTGTATGCAATTCCGCAGGAATACCTGGAAGAAAACGGATTTCCTGCAGTGGATGAACTTGGTGTGAAAACCCTCGGAGATTTTAATTTTAAGGAAGGTGGATATGCCCTGAAGCTTTATCTTACTTCCAGCACTAAAGATTATTCTGTGGAAACAACAGGAGACCAGGATGCTGAACGTTTTAAATTGAAAGTGGTGGGCAATTATCCAGGAGACGAAACGGAAGCAACAGAATTTGCGGTGAATAATCTTGGCAAGCCTTTCATACTTGTTGCGGGAAAATGCGAAACTGGCGGAAAATCAAAAATCATTGGGGATATCTGTAATCCATTGTATTTGTCTCCGACATTTACAGCGAATAAAGACAAAACCGGTTTTATCTTCACCTGGCAGCAAAGTGAGGGATCGCGTTACATGCACAGGGAATATTCTGGAGTACTTCCGACAGAGGATAGCTTAACGCCTGTTATGGCTGCTACTGCTGTCCAGTTTCTGGAAGCAAATCCAAATGCGGTGAAAATAGCGCAGGGCTCTGCTGCTTCCGTTATTGCTGTAACATCCGTAACCAAAGCAAATGGGCAGACGGTTACCCTTATTGGGCAGGATACTGTTGTGGCGAATGCTGGCACTTTATCAAGTGGAGATGCTGATGATGCAATTGTAGTCTTATTGGCAGGTGGAACCCCTTGGGTGTCCGTTTCTGGCTCTACAATATCATTCCGCGTTTTTAAAGATGGAAGTAAAACATACCTGTTTGAAACTGCGCGCACGTAATTTTTTCTAATCGTTTTATATGTGTTGGAATCCCGGTCTGTAGATTGGGATTTTTTTTGATGCGTCACACTTTTAGAGTTTGGCGTATTATATTTTTACATCATGCCGAAAAAAGATTTAAAACTTATGAAAGCCGCAGAGATCATGCGTGCGATGTCTCGGGATAATGTTCCATTTAGTATTGTGTATTGCGCTTTGGATACTTCCAAGGGAATTTCTGAAGGCCTCAAAACGGAAAAAAACATCATCCTGCAGAAGGGATATCGCCGGAATCAGTCTGACAAATCAGATGTTTTGGTGAGTTTCCTCCGTATCGATACGGGGGAAAGACGGCAGTTTTATTTACCGCTCCTGCTGGAGCTGAATGGCGTAAAAATTAAACCATGAACGATAAAGATTTAATCATTGAACGTTTTGGCAAAAGCAGAGATGCTGTAATTACTTCTCCTGCTGCTGTTATTTCCTTCCAGGTAGAAGACGTGGGTTTTGATCCGCGGACAGATGGCAGAGGATCTTCCATCCAGAAACCTTTTGAGTGGACGAACAGTCAGATGATGTTTGGTGATCTGGAAATTCTGCCGTACGGAGATCATAACAATATGCCGCAGCTTCTGCGTGATGTGGTGTATAACAATCCGAACATACCTGGCGTTTTTGAGAAAAAACAAGGACTGCTGTGGGGACAAGGTCCAGGATTGTACAAAGAAAATTTTGTAAAAACTTCTGACGGAAAAACAATCCGTACGCGGGAATGGCAGGAAAATAAAAAAATTCAGGATTGGCTGGATAGCTGGGATTATATTGATTACCTTCTGGATGCAATAACTGATTTTAATTTTATCCAGGGAAGTTTCACCCGATTTGTGCGGACAAATGGAACGAAGATCGGGCAAAAGGCTTTTCATTCGTTGGAAAACATGGGAGCGCATTATATGCGCCTCGCGCGGGAATTTGGTCAAAGAAAAGCTACTCATGCCATTCATTCCGATTATTGGTTTTCCTATAACCCTGTCGATTACAAAGTATATCCATTATTCGATGCTGCTGATCCGTTTGGGGAAAGTAATCAGGTCATGTATTCGCGGACCAGAACTTTTGCTACAGACCATTATTCCATTCCTACAATTTTTGGGGCATTGGAGTGGATCCGCCGTTCTACAGCAATTCCGCTGATTTTAAAAGCGCTTTCCAAAAATTCAATGGCTGCAAAATACCATGTTACTTCGCCGGCAAAATTCTGGGATAAAGTGGAAGAACAGTTAATTGCCAAAGCACAGGAAGAAAACAGAGATTATTCCGAAGCGGATATGAAAGCCTATGAAAAGAAACTTTTCAAAACGATTGTGGATACATTGTCGGATGAAGGGAATACCGGAAAAATCTGGCACACAAAAAACTTTATTTCGCAGGATGGCGTGAGTTTGATTGAACAGGGTTGGACGATAAAGCCCATTGACCAGAATATTAAAGATTTTGTAGAAACGCAAATTAAAATTGCAGATAAAGCCGATTCTGCGGTGTCTGCTGCGGTGGGTATTCATAAAGCTTTAGGCGGAATTACCGATTCCGGTAAATCAGATTCCGGATCAGAACAGCTGTATGCGTATCTGATGTTTAAGCTAATTGGTGTCGATATTCCCGAATATGTGGTATGTAAAGCTTTGAATGCGGCAATACGTGCAATGTTCCTGGATGAAGGTCTTAAAATTGGCTTTTATCACGAGGAAGCGCAGCGTATGCAGGATCAGACGAGTAAAGACCGGGTAAAAAACAGTGCATAAAATGAAATATTTATTTGATATTAACGATGAAATCGGAAGCGATATTCATGAGGTTTTAGGGTTTGTTGACGCAGATTTTTCAACAAAGCAACTTTTGCCGTATCTCAGAAAATCGACAAAAGAAATTGTCCGTTTGATTGGTGATGCTAATTATCAGATCGCTGTTTCCGCGTTTGAATCGGAAGAATTTGATCATGATTTTTTGGTGTTGGTGCGCTATGCTATTACCCTGGGCGCTTTTCGGGAATATGTGCCGCTGGCAGATTTGTCGTATACGACGTATGGGCGGGGCGTGCGTTCGGAAGAACATTTTACTGCGCCATACGAATGGAGATTAGATCGTTCGGATGATGCGATGGAAAGATCTTATTATGCAGCAATAAATGAGATTTTTTATTTTGTAATTGATCAGCTGGAAGAGCAAGCAGATCCGGATGCGGAGGAAACAGAAACTGTTTTTGTAGAATTTCCATTCTTAAAAAAACTCAGGAATTTATATGTGAGCAGTATGGAAGTTTTTGAAAACTTTGTGAATATCAATTCTTCGTTTTTGCTGTTTTTCAATCTGATTCCGGCATTGGAGAAAGCGGAAAGAAAACTGATTGCCTCTCGGGTGGGTGCGTTGGATCCGCGAAGTGACGAAGATATGTTGGAACTTGTGCAGAACATCTGCATAGATTATGCGATGATTGACGGAATGCGGAAAAATTCCGTACAGCTGTTTCCTCGTGGAGTTCTGAAAGAAAGCACAGGAAATGCCCGTCAATCGGCGGCAAAACAATTTGATATTGAAGCCAGTATTCTGTATTATCAGGAAGAGCTGGATGCTTTGCTATTGGATCTGGAAAGCGTTGTGGCGAAGCACAAAGGAAAACCTGCGGTTGGCGAATTGATTAATTTCGATAAAAACGACGGATTTGTAACTATGTAAATATTATACAATGCATCAAATTACCATTCACGAGATTGATAAAAATATTTTTATCCCGGAAAATCTGGGAGAATGTAACAGGCAGCAGTATCTTGATATGAGCAAGTTGGTACTGATGTTCAATATGGCTGAAATTGATTTGCGGCAGTTTCGGACGCTTGGCTTGTTTAATCTGATGAACATGGAGCGCAGCCCAAGTGATCTCCCTGGTGTAGAGGAAGAAAAATGGCAGAACATATATGTTCTTTCGCAGTTGCTGGATTCGTTTTACGAAATCCGGGAAGATGGCAAAATGTATTTGGTGCAGGATTACATTCACAATCCGGTAAAATCCGTTAAATACAAAGCTCTGACCTTTCGCGGACCTAAAGACGGATTCCAGGATATGACATGGGGGCAGTTTGTGGATGGAATTGGTGAACTGATGGAATATGGTAAATCCGGAAAAATTGAATCTTTGGTAAAATTGTTCGCAATATTCTATGTGCGGCCTTCGGCGCCGTATGGTGGTTTTGATATGGACAGGCGCGTGAAATTTTTCGATTTGCTGGATATCCGGTATGTGTATGGATTTTATTTGCTTTTTAACTCGTTCTGGACATTTTTGACGACGCAATCGGTGATTAATGTTGATGGTCGTGAAGTAGATTTAAGAGTGATTTTTGAACAGAATGAGGGGGGCGAAGACCAGGAACTGGAAGCAGAACTGGAAGCAGAATATCCGGGATTAGGATTCAGAAGCACATCATATCAGTTGGCCGAAAGTCAGGTTTTCGGACCAAAGGAGAAACTGGACAAAACCAATTTTTGGGAAGTTTTCCTGAATCTTTATGATATGATGCAGCGCTTCCGGAAGCGAGAAAAAATGATGGAAATAGAAAAAGAAAAAAACAAATGATATTAGTATCAACATTAAGGGAGGCAATTAGCGAAATTTGCAGTAATATTCCGCAGATCCGGAATATAAAAACGGTGAGCACAGATGATCGTTTTGTCAAGCGGTTGGAAGAGCACAGGCTTATTGATAATACGATGTTGGTGATTGTGGTTCCGGAATATAAGGGCTTCAAAAAAGTGGAGGAAGTGGGCGGTTATGATTCTTATCTGCAGTTTTTTTTCCTCGATAAAATTGATTATAAAACAACAGAGCCGGAGGATGTTCAGCAGCGGCTTCAGCCGTTGGTTCAGGATTTTCTGCAATATTTTGGTGAACATCAAACTGGCGGTTGCTATACGTTTGGCAATGTTGATCAGAATGATGTGTATATTCGTCCAGTGACGAATAAGGCAGGATGCTGCGGCTGGGAAGTACAAATTATGGACGAATCATATACCGGTTTTGATGGACGTATTGGATAGCAGAAAAAATGATGATCTTCCGATCTTTCGTGCGTATTGCGAACGTGTGCTGAAACAGCATGCGGAGAAAATGGATCAGACAATGCGTGGGCGGATGTCGGGTTTTCGTGAATCATTCTGGAATAGCCGTTCTATTCGTACAGATGATACTTCTCTGTTTTATACACATCTTCCGGTACATCGGTTTAATGATATGAAAACGCGCATTGTAGGAGACCGGAAGATCCAGAGAAAAAATCATAAAATACATAATCAGATTATCATGGGACATTATAATGGTATTCAGTTGGATCTGACGTATGGGATGACAGAGCAGGTGAAGGAAGATCTGCGCGCACAATTTGCAGAAAAGAATATAGAAATTTCTCTCTAAAAGTCAATTATATTTGATGTATTTTGTATCTTTATGGTATGGAAAAAGAATTGCAATACTTGAAAAGGTTTTTTGAATTTGTAAACATGAAGAAATTTTCTGAAGAATTCAGTGACTTCGGTATTAATTATTATCATTTAACCCGTATACTATCTGAAGAAAGAAAACTTACGCCAAAATATTTTGAAAGAATAAATAAAGCTATAAAATCTTTTTGCGAAAAAATTGTAATTACCATATAAAATTGTATATTTGATTCGGATAACAAATAAAGGTGAATCTCCGTCTTTTTGTCCCGCCAAATGGCGGGGCTTTTTTTTATCTTTGAAAGAAAAAAATTATGAAAAAGGTTTTATTTTTATTTGTTGTACTGTGCTCGGTATTGTGTTTTGCCCAAGGGAAAAAAATTTCATTGATTAAAAAAAGTAAAGATCCTATTACGCTTTCGTCGGGAAAAATTCTTAATGTAGGTGATGATCTAACGATAGGTTTAGGAATGAATAGCGATGGCAGCTACCGTTTTGTACAAATGATTAATAATTTGGGAGAGCCAGTGAAGCCTGCTGATTCCAGAGCTGCAATGATGAAGGAGAAAATTAAATTTTTTAAAGAAGATTCTGGAGTAAAATATGTTTTCACAAAGTATTTTGTGATAAACATAGAAGCCGCATTCAAAAGCCATGAAGTAGAATGAGTTTTATTTCAATACTTATTATTTGTGTTGTAGTTAGTTTTTTGGGTGGTATTTTAATAATTGCTTTTGGAGGAGGCGGAAAAGAAGTTTCGAAGCCTTATATTGATCATTTTAGCGATGCTTTAAGTGAAAATAAAGATCATACTCCAGTAATAATACCATCAAAAAAGCGTAGAAAATTGAATATTCTGCGGAGGGTTTATGAGTGTAAAGGCGCTTTTGTAGCTGATCGCAAAAGTTATATATTAAGTAATGTTTCGGTTGGTGATAGTATCAGATTTGAGGAAGAGCCCTCTAATTATTATGATACATTAGCTATTAAGATATTGCATGGACGGAAGAAAATTGGCTATGTAGGGAGAGAGGATCATGCTTATATTGATCATTTGCTTTATCAGGATTATGAAGCAGTTATTCATAAGATTTCATTTAATGGAACGTATATTGATGTTTACTATAAAATTTTAAGTTGTGATAATCCTACTTTTTAATCCCGAAAATATTTTCGGGATTTTTCTTGCATATCTCAAAAGTCTTACGGATATTTGTAATGCACAATTTCAGAGGTAGGATTAGAAAATTACATCAGCCCTCTATTATATTAACATAGATGGCGTTTTTTTTGAACGCCTCCCAGGAGTGGGTAACCGAAACAGGTCCCGATAATTTCTCTGAAATTGTGCAGCTCCTAAGGGAGGTATTTTTGTTTTAAATTTTTTAAAACTACATATTATGCACAATTCAGAGAAAAAGTCCGCTACTGCGGCAAAGAGTAATGAAGGATTAGTAGTTGCTTTTCAGGATTTCAATGGCGTATTCATCGCCAGAATTACTTCTAAAGATCGGGCACGACAGACACATGGTTATGGCGCAACAAAGGCGCTGGCAGAGTATCATGCACTGACAAATTTCAGATTGAAATATGCTTCGCTGTAAACGAAATTGTAATGACATTAAAATTATTACAATGGAAAATTTTACATTTTACAAGCCATCTACTGGATATCCGATGGATGATTTTCAGCAGAGCATTATGGAGCTTTTACTCAGTGTACATGATGATGTTGGGGGGATGTCAGCAGCTGCATCAGATTTGCAGTGCATTATCAGGAAAGCGGCTCCGGTTCTTACGGAGCATGAAGCGGTAACATTAATTAAAATTCAGTCAGCGGTGGGATGCATCAGCCATCTTATTGCAGAGGACGAAAATACTTTCCGGCTTTTCCAGCTGGAGCAAACAGAATATAAAGAAGATTATGTATAGAAATAAGCAGGCCTTAATTTCCAATGAAGGCGTTGAAGTTGATTCTGAAAGTCTATGGATAAAGAAAGGGGAACTGATGATTCTTGTAGATGATGATCAGTATATCACTTATCCGTATTATATTAATGCTTTCTATAAAGTTTGATATGGCTGAAAAAAAACAGTATACGGTTTCTGTAAATCACATATCGGATGCCGAAAAGATTCTTGCTAAAATAGGAATGCGAGTTACTGCATGGTCTATTTATTTTGCAGTTGGACAGCAGAATGTTTCTTTCGGATTCCGTACGGATCTGGAAGTGGAAGAAGTAGTGTCGGAGCTTAGCGAAATAGGTTTCCGGCCGGACAAGATTTTTAAAGATTTATAAATTAATGATTATGAAAACACCTGAGGAAATTTACCGTGAACTGGTAGAATTGAACAAAGACTATTGCAACTATTGGGTTAATCCCAGGTTGGTAATAAGCACAAGTAATCCTGATTTTTTCCGCATCTATTTCGATCGCTTTTCAGGAATATATGTTCCTCCGTCTACATCTTGTATTTTGTTCGGAATCGAGATTAAAGATGACAAGATGGTTGCTAATTTTCAAATTATAAAATAATTCATTCGCCCTCCTTTCGGAGGGCTTTTCATGCGTCACACTTTTTTTCTGTCCGGCGAATTAATTTGCCAAAAAAAGTAGAATGACGAATACACATATCTGGTTGAATTATTTTCAATTTGTTTTTCTTGTCGCATTGTCTGCGTTGTCTTTTTGGGGGCCTTTGTGGATTATTTTTATAGGGATGGGCGCTTTCTTCGTGTCTGAGTTATTTCTCCTGGAGCAGGTTCGCAGGATGAAGCCCGAAAAAATAAGACTTCGGAAAGGTTGTTTTTTTGCCTTTGCAGATCTTTTTGCTGTGTTCTATTTTATGCTCCTTTTTTTGGTTTTTGGCTGGCAGTTGTACTGTGGCGAAACGTCTGTGCCGGGTGGGCGACTTCCGTTGTTGATCCTTTTTGTTTATACATTAATCCGGAAAATATACATCTATAAAAATTTTACCTATGAAAAATAAAGTGATTGCCCTGCTGAAATCGGGCGCAAGGAAAGAAGAATTGTACAACAATCTTCTGCAGAATATTTCTGTAAAGCTGAACATCTTTCAGCTTCGTTCCTTCCAGACAGGATTTTCAGAATCTAAACTGGAAAAACTGATATATGAAGTAAAGAAAACATTTGGGATCTCGGATCTCGATATTCACAATTTTAAAGATGAAGAAATCGATCAAAAACAAGAACTTGCTGCAGCAGGCTCTGGAGAAGGAAGCGCGGACGGCCTTTCCCCCGAAGTACAAGAACAGAAAAGAAAATTTATTCAAGAGCTCGAAGCCGACGAGGAAGTAAAAGAAGGATTTAAAATTCGTGACGAATATCCGTTTTTGAAAGATCCTGATTGTCCTGCAGAACTGTTGGCTATTGTCGGAAAGAAAATCACAGCATGGGAACAATGGGCGGAAAAGCACAATGGACTTTCCGTTGTCCTGGAGAATCCTGAAAAATCTTTTGAATCCGAAGAGGAAAAGAATGCGGCGGTATACGCTTTAGCCAAATCAGCGGTGGAAAACTTCCAGCTGAATGCCGACATTAAAGCAGAATTGGATTTCTACAAAGAGACCGGTAAAGTTTTAGGCAAACTTCCGGAACTCAGCAATCTTGCCATTCAGCAGGAAATTGCAGAATTGGACGAAGCGGGTTTGGTAGAAATGAAAATCAAATCCCAAAAAAACAAAAGCAAAGCAGAAAAAGAAATTGAAAAATCCGGGACCAATGAAGCCAGGGAAAAGCGGGTGAAAGATTGGGGTTTTCGCCTGGAGCTTACGTTGAAAAGACTGAACAGTGAATTTAAAAAAGCAGAATAATGCTTTTTAAAAAAGAACATATTCGGGTAAAAGCTGATGACCAGGGAGACGAAAAGGCGGAAGGTAAAAGCTCCGCCTTCGTCTCTAAATTTCTGAATGTTCAGGCTTCAAAAGTAGAAAATCTAAAAAGGGATATGCCGCGTCTTCCGGAACCGTCAGAGGTGTTTTTTCTAATGAGCATGCAGCAATTTAATGCTTTCACCTTTGTGCAATATATTGCACGTTTGTATTTCATTGAAGAATTGTATGCAACTACCTATAGCGTTTCGATGCGCGTCATTGAAGCCCTGCAGGAATTGCAGAAAAAAGGCAGAATCGGAAAGATCAATTTATTGATTTCGGATTCTATGATGAAGCGAAACCAAAAGGTGTGTGATGCTGTGAATGCCTGGGCGCATGGAAATGTGAATGTTTCGGTGGTATATACCTGGAATCACAGCAAATTTACGTTGTGTAAAACTCCGGAAAATTGGTTTCTGGTTGAAGGTAGCGGCAACTGGGGTGATAATGCCTGCTATGAGCAATATGTAATGGCAAACAGTGAACTGGCGTATAAAGCCAGGGCAGAACTATTCACAGACTGCAAAGCAGTTTATAAAATTAATTAGTATGAAAAAATGGTATTATAGAACAGCTGAGCGTTTAGTAGCTTGTTTTGAGATTATGACCTGCCGGACATTTAATCTGGAATCTTCGGCAAGTAAGCCTGGAGATTTCTGTCAGGTTAAAAATTATTCAAGTATTATGCACGACGATTATTAGTATGAGCGAAAACCTTCCCATAAAGCGCATTACAACTTATTGCATTGTTTTGACGGACGAAGAAACTGAAATGGTTCGGGATCTTGCGGCGGCAGGTTTTGATATTGTAAAGATTGCGCGGACGTTGCAGAAAGATGTTCGCCTGGTGAAGCGTGACTGGAAGAAAAAAGGAACTCCGATATATGAAGCCTATTATGCCGGCGCCTTATTGGCCAGGGCAGAAGTAGATGCCGTGATCCTGGAAAATGCGAAGGCAGGAAATCTGACAGCCATACAGCAGTATGAAAAGCGATTGGAAGAGCAGAAGCTCGAAAATCTGAAAGAAGAATTATTTAATACGGAATAATGAAGATTGAAACAAAAGATTATCCTGAAAATTGTAATGATGTTATTGTAAATGGCGTTAAAGTTAGCTATAGCCAAGGAGATGAAGACGACGAACTCAATGATCAAAGATTATCAATAAAAATAGTTCATCAAGGCTCTGGTTTTTACTTCCAAATGAAAACTAATAAATGGAGCTTTGACAGCATTGACGATCTTATCAAAATTTTTGACGATTTCAAAATGAAAGCAAATCTAAAATGAAGATTGAAAAACATTCCATATTAGAAACAAATCCTGAAATTGTACATACCTCCGAGTTTGATAACATCGAGCTGGATTATCTTATTGCGTTTCTGGAGACCGGCGAAACCCAAAATGTACCTCCGGAAATCATTGCGTATATGGAGATGATGGAAAAGATTTGGGGTTTAAGCCGCCGGATGTTCGAGTTTCCAAATTATCAGGCGATCATCAATCATTTGATGATCTTGTACAAACTTTCGCGGCGGAAGGCAATGCAGTTGGTGAAGGATGCTATGTTGTATTATTCCAGGGAAGAGATGATGCCAGAGGAAGTACATCGTCAGATGCTGGCAGATCGTGGCCTGAAATGTTTTGTTGCGGCGCTGCGTGTGGCTAAAACCTCCCGGGATTTCAAGGATTCTGTCAGTATTCTGTTAGAATTAGGTAAATTCTTAAAATGGGATCTTACCCAGATGGATCAAGAAGATGAGAATTTTATTCGTCAGCTTCAGATTGTTACTTCAGATGTGGAAATGTGGGGCCTGGAAAAAATCGACCGGCGCCAGCTTGGCAATATGGTGGATGCCCTGCCGGACGTTTCGGATAAAATGAAAGAAGTGGCGAAAATGGAAGTGGACGGAATCCCGTTTAATCTTGTTTTTGGTGCTGAAAATCCTCGAAAAGAATGAGGCTTCTGGAAGACAATACCGGGAAATTTGGGGGAATTGCTGAATATGTGTATAATAATCCGGCAGGAATTTTCCTTGAGCTGGTAGATCCTACAGATGCCAATATCATTGCCGGCCGTGCGACCGGTAAAACAACAAAACTTATAGCCCGGCGCTCTCTTCGCGTAGCAAGGTCCATGCCTGGTGCCTACTTTGCTTTCGTGGGGGATTTTTATTCCAATTTACTTTCTAATACGGTTCCTTCAATGATTAAAGGATGGAATGATGACGGCCTTGTGGAAGGTAAACATTATGTAGTGAATGAAGCGCCTCCAAAATCTAAAAACTGGGCGCGTCCCTATAAAAAGCCGATTTCCTACAAACATACAATCAGTATGCAAAATGGTTGTTTTTTCAAGTTGGCAAGTATGGATGTGGTGTCTTCGATGGCGGGGGATTCTTATCAGCATATATTTGGGGACGAAGTGAAGTACCTTGTGAAAGATAAGTTGGACAAATTATTGCCGGCCAATAGGGGGGAAAAACTTCGTTTTGGTGGTTCGCCGTATTATTTAGGGACGACATTTACGACGGATATGCCCAATGAATTGGCTCCCAATGAATATGGATGGATCTTGGACCAGGAGGAGAATATGGATGTGGAGAAAATCCGTTTAATTCTTCAGACCTCTATTGTTGTAAACGAAATAAAGATGGCGATGATGAAGGCGTATGTGAATAAGGATCGGAACGAATACGATAAACAGAAGCGCAGCCTGTATCGTTGGTCGCAGCGTTTGGTGAAAGCAAGGAATAACTCTACACTGTTTATGGTGATCTCCAGCTTTGCGAATGCAGACATCCTGGAACTGAGTTGGTATGAGAAGCAGTTGGAGCTGCTGGGGATTGAAGCTTTCAAAAGTGCCATTCTGTCGATGAAGCAGGAAATTAAGCAAGGTGAAAAGTTTTATCCTCGCCTGGGCGATAATCATTTTTATGATGATGGCCTTTTGCTGGAAGCTTTTTCAGATTACACTTTTGGAGATACGCCAGATCTCTCTTCGCGATCCCTTCGGTATATTAATCATGGGCGGAAACTGGAAGCCGGCGTGGATTTTGGTAATCAAATGTCTTTGGTAGTGGGGCAGCCTCAAGGGAATATTCAGAGAATTCTAAAAAACATCCATACGCTGGCGCCGGATAATGAGCAGCAGCTTGCTGAGAAATTCTGCAAATTTTTCCGGCATCATAAATACAAAGTTTTGGATTTGTATTATGATCGCTCCGGTAATCAGTGGAAAAAAATTAACAGAGACTTTGCAAATTCTTTTAAAAATTATGTTGAAGGAATGGAGATTGACGGTGTACGACAGAAGTGGAAAGTAAATCTAATGTCCGAAGGGCAGGGAACTATATATCAGCAGCAGGAGTATATTGTCGTCAATCAGATTTTAGCAGAGACCAATCCTCGTTTGCCGCGTGTACAGATAGATGCTTATCAATGCTTGGAGCTGAAGTCTTCGCTGTCCTTAACAAAACAAATCGTAAAAGTAGACAAAGAAGGAACAAAATCGATCCATAAAAACAAAACTTCAGAGAAACTTCCCCTTTCGAAACTGCCGATGATGTCTACAAATTACAGTGATGCGCTGAAGTATTATCTGTGCCGTCCGCGGTACATGCAATTGGTGCAAACTCCAAATGCTTCCAGCTATGCGTATGCGCCGACGGTGTTCTAAATAAAACGGGCATATGTCCGTTTTTTTATATTCATTAATACATATAAAAAAATACATACTGAAAATCAAATACTTATTTGTTTTGTTGAAAAAATAGTGGTAAAACTTTATTGAGAATTGAAAATACCTTGTAAGTTTGTTGTTGAAATAAAACCATCTGCTCTGAAAGAACGTCTATTCCTCATCTGCTTCAGAGCGCAGATTCTGTCTCACTTCGCCTTCTGGAAGGCAATTATGTCTCAAATGTATATATTACTTTATTGAACTCAAAAAATATGGTATATCAATTTCTCTATTTAGCACAATTAGTTTTCCACAATTACACAGAACCCTTCTAAAACAGGGCTTTTCGGAGAATTTGGAGGTGTTTTTAATGATAATTTTGAATAAATTTTAAACAAAAATATCTAAATATCATAAAATAAGTTATATATAATTAAACAGTGTTATATTTCTTTTGTGGATATTTTTGATTGTCTATGTTAACAAAATGTTCTAAATAAAAGCTTTGATTTTAGACTGGACGTAGGAAAGTCAAAAGTAAATAGAGGAAAAATTCCTCTGCCCGGCGAGACGCAAAGCGGCGAAGCCGGAATTTTTTTTTAAGCATTTGTAAACGGATAAAAAATAAATAAAAAAAGACCGCCGGAAATGGCGGTTTTTTTAGTTTAAAAAATTTCGTTTAGTACTTCAAAAATATAATCAGGCTCTATACCATGTTCATAAAAAATTTCCTCTATCTCCATTAGATCAAAATCGGGATCGTTTTCTAATCGGTAGCGAATATCTTGTTTTATTTCTTCCAGTTTTTGCGCTAATTCGGGATTATACCTTTCTTTTATTGATGTTTTCATATTGATATTTTTTTATAAAGTTCTCGTGATATTGTTTTTTTTAGTTCCTGCATCAAAGATTTTATTTTATCCTGGTGCTGAATTTGGGTTTCAATCTGTCGGATTTGCAAATAATGTTCATTTATTATTCTGTTTTCGTGGATTGCGTTTTTTAGAATTGGATAAACAATGTTTTTATAATCGCTCAATCTGATATATGGAATAACAGAACCAATAATAAAATTTTGCAAAATTTTACTTTCAAAAATGATATATAAAATTTCAAAATCTGCCTTTCTGAAAGTGCGAACCTCCCAACAGTTGGGAATAGGTTTTTTCAGCGGTCGCCCTGCGTGAAAGCCTTTATTTTGGATATAAAAAATTGATTCGTTTTCCTGCTGTTCTGCGGTTGCTCCGTTATAAACTTTTATTTGCATTTTCAATGATTATTTTATTTTTTAATACTTGAACTTTTAGATCTCCGCCGATTTCAAAACCAGCATTTTCTAACCATTTGCCGGAAACTTGAATTTTCGGCACTTGCTTGTTACCTTGCCACATATAGCAAATTTTTAATTTTTTAGAATTCATAATCTGCATAGTCTGAAAGTTCACAAGTATTGGAGATAAATAAATCAGCGATTGCCTGCGCTCGGAAAATAGCATTCTCTGTCAGTTTTTTATATTCTTCATATTCTATCCAATTGAAAATACGAGAATAACCCATTTTAAATAAAATTTCCTGCACTTTTGAGGATAATTTGATATATTTGTATTCGATGGTCGTCATAGTCATCTAAGTATTTTAAATAGCGGAGCGGTCGAGTGCTCCGCTATTTTTGTTAAATTAAATTTGAAAATCTGTAACTTCTTTTTCTGCTTTTTCTACAAGATCAAACAGTTTGTCTTGGCATAATTGCAAAATTTCGGAAATTATAAAGGTGTTTGAAATTTCAAAAACTTGTCCATCTGTGTTTTCAATCTTGGCGGTCTCTTTTAGTCCGTCTCTGCTGGTAAGATAAGCGGTTAGATCATCGTTTTTGCCTTTTAAAAAGTTATATTTCTGACAAATTTTTTGAAAATGTTCTAAGTTTTTTAGCCTCTTTTCAGCGGTCGTCTCTAAAATGACAGTTTGAAGTGTATTTTTAGAGATTTTTTCTTTTTCGTTCACTTTCGTTTCTGTAGCGGGAGTTACTGTCTTCGCTCCGTTCGCTTTTTTTGTTAAGTCGTTCATAATTAAGTATTTATGTACTTAAATATACGAAAAAAAACCAAAAAAGTAAAATAAAATTGACTTTTTTTATTATAGAAAGCCGTTTATTTTTTTTTATTAAAAAAAGTTACAGAGTTACAAAAATCCCCAACCTTGAAAGATTCACAACTGTTTAAAGATTGAAAAACAGCATTTAAACCTTTTTGTTTCTTTTTTTAAAAAGATAAAAGCGAAGCAAAGACCGCCCCGCTCAGAATCGTAAAAAGCGACCGCCGCCGCTAAAAACCCACGGATATATGACGAAACGCCAACCAATAGGGCGTTTGTGCGAATGCGAATGCGAATGCATTCGTTTTGCACGCCATGCTCCAAAATGCGTCACACTTTTAGCCGTAAAGCTTTCTGAACTTGCGGCTAAAACTACAACCAATGGCCTCAAGAAAGATTCGTGATGAAGTGATGATGATGACGATTTCCGTTAATTCAGATCCTGCGCAGCAGGCAATTTATGAATTGCGAAAAGAAAACGTGAAGTACGCAGAAACAATTGCAGACCTCGAAAAGAAGAAAGACTCGTTAGGAAGGAGAAACAAAGCCAACGCGCAGGAATGGGATGATCTGACGTCAAAAATAAAAGAGAATAAGGAAGCGATAAACAATAATAAAGACCGAATGGAAGAGCTTCGTCGGTCTATGGATTTGAGTCAGATGACAATGTCTCAGCTGAAGAAAGAAGCTGAGTTATTGAAGCGGCAGCTCAATGAAGTTGTTCCTGGATCGGCAACAGCGAAGCAGTATGAGGAACGTCTTCAAGCGGTGAAGGCGCGGATGGCTGAAGTGAACGTGGGGGCAAAACAAACATCTTTGTCATTTGCTAATCTTGCAGATAGGTTTAATCATTATTCTGGAGTTGTAACTGCAGCGCTTGCTGTTCTTGTTGGTTTTGGGATTACGGTCCAAAACATTATTGACAGAAACAATAAGATGGCCGATGCTATATCTGGAGTAGAGAAGAGCGTTGGGATGACGAAGAAGGAGGTTGAGGAGCTTACAAGATCCTTCAGTGATTTGGATACGCGAAGCAGTAAGATGGATTTGCTGGCGATAGCTACAGGAGGCGGACGTCTGGGAGTTGCGAAAGGAGAGATCCGGGATTTTGTTGAAGTAGCCGATAAGGCCATAACTGCCTTAGGTAACAGCTGGCAGCAGTCTCCGGATAAGATTGCGGAGAGCATGGGTAAGGTTGCAACATTATATAAGCAGACAAGGGATCTTCCCATTGCTGATAGTATTAATCAGGTAGGTTCTGCTCTTAATGAACTGGCGGCGGCTGGTGCAGCGAGCGAGCAAAATATAAATGATTTTACCACGAGAGTGGGGGCTCTGCCCGAAAAACTTAAACCTACAATTGCAGACGCTATGGGTTTGGGTGCTGCATTTGAGGAATCCGGAATTGAAGCAGAAAGGGCGGGTACTGCATATACAACATTTGTAAAGACAGCAAGTAATAATGCTGAAAAATTTGCTAAGGTAATGCAGGTGCCTGTGGATAAAGTGAAGGAGATGATTAACACCAATCCTACAGAATTCTTCCTGCAATTCTCTGAAAATCTGAAGGGGCTGGATGCAACGGACCTGGCAAAAACGTTGGATTATCTCAAAATTAATGATCAATATGTTACGGCTATTGTTGGTGCTGCTTCTGAGAAAACAGAACGTTTTCGGCATACGTTGGATTTGTCCAATCAATCACTTACTGAAGCTACTTCTCTAACTGATGAATTTAACAAAGTAAATAATAATGCTGCTGGCGTCTATGAGAAACTGCAGAAAAAGATCATGGCCGCATTTACTTCGAAGACAGTTTCAGATTTCATCAACACCAGTGTAAGGTTGTTTGGACAGTTTATGGGTGTGGTGGAAGATGCAGATGGTTATGTTACGGGATTTCGTACGTCGTTGGTTTTTTTGTTAAAGATTATAGCCGTGGCTACAACGACGATGGTAGCTTATAATCTTGTTACAGGTGTATACAATGAATTGATGAAGAAGGCTTATGAGCGTGTTGTGGGTTTGACGGTTGTAGAAAAATCAAGAAATGTTGTCACATCATTGGGTAATACCTTAAATAATATGTATGTGGCCGGGCTTTCTCTTTTGCAAATGGGATATGCGAAAGTTACAGGGAATACAAATCTTGCGACGAGTTCTCAACTTGCTTTTAATACCGCAATAAAAGCAAATCCGGTTGGTATGGTTGTAACGTTGGTAACCGCAGCGGCTTCTGCATATTTCTTATATAAAAATCACATGAAAGATGTGTACGATGTTCAGAAGAAGCTGAATGAGCTGAATAAGCAATCGGCAGATCTTGCATCAAGCGAAATATCTAAGCTGGATCAGTTGTACCGGGCAGCAACGAGTGCTGCAAAAGGTAAGGATAAACAACGTGAAGCGGCTGAACAGTTGCAGAAGCTGTATCCTGAAATTTTTGGAAACATTGATAAGGAAGTCATTATGAATGGAAAAGCGCGGAAAAGTTATCTGGACCTTCGCGATTCTATTCTTGCTGCCGCCCGTGCTAAGGCTGCGCAGGCGGAGATTGATAAAGTGACGGCTGATTATCTTAAAAAAGAGATGGATATTAAAGATAAAATGCTGAAAGCAAATGTCAATTATAGAAATGCGGGGACTACTCAGAACGTAAATCTTGGTTCTGGTGGTGGGGGTACGACGGTAATCGGTAAAGATGAAAACCGCCAGTTGTATGCTACTGAATTTTCTAAATTGACTGATGAATTAGCCGATCTGGTAAAAAAACGTAATGCGACGTTGGACAAACTGATGAATTTTGCCGGAATTAATCGTCAAAAAGCGGGTTCGCAGTTAAAAGAAGATACAAGTGAAACTGGTGGCGGTGCGTGGGTTCCTGGTGATGATGATGGAAAAGGCGGTAAAACAGGATCGGGAAATACAAGGGAAAAAAGAGAAAATGAAAGACATGAGCGAGACATGGAGCGTTACCGGAAGTACGCCGATGATGCGAAATCTTTAGCAGTACAGTTGGAACTGGATAAGGAGGATGCGGTGATTGAAGCGATGAAGGAAGGGTATGACAAGGAAATTGATGCGCTGAATCTTCAGGAACAGCGTAAGCTGGCGGAAATTGATAAGAAGAAAATAACGCAGAACCAGTTTGATTCTCTTGATAAAAAAATAGCTTCGGCAAAAGGCGATGACAAACTTTTGTTTGAAGCTTTGAAACAGTCTTGGATTGATAATAATAATTCGCTTGAGGAACTTAAAGCCAGTCAGACTGCTGTTTTTGAACAGAAAAGGAAGCAATTAAGGATAAAATATGACAATGAATTTTTGTCGGATCAGGAGGAATCTTATCAGATAGAAGTTGGCCGTCTCAAAAGGCAAATGAATGAAGAACTGGCACAGTATCAGTCTTTGGCTGAACTTAAGCAGGGACTTCAGGGGCGAGTGTCGGATATTGAACTTCGGAATATTAAGACTTGGGAGGAAGGTAAGGAAGCGCTGACGAAAGTGTATCAGCAGAAGGAAATTGATCTTCATGTGGCGCATCTGCAGGAGATGGTGAAACTGTATGAAGGTTTGGACTTAAGTATCCTGAATAAAGACCAGCAGGAACAGGTGCTTAAATTCATTGAAGATGCAAAAAACAGTATTGCCGAGCTGAAAGCAAAGCAGAATGATAATAATCAGAGTGGTAAGCAGAAGGGGAAGAAAGGGAAAAACAGTCTTGGAAATTCTTCTACGGATGTTCTTGGTCTTAGTCCGGAGGATTGGGATACAATGTTTACCAATCTTCAGACAGGAACTGATGCGCTGGGAACTATGCAGGCTGCTGTTGGCGCATTGAAAGAAGCGTTTTCAACATATTACAGTTTTGTACAGGCACAGGAGGAAGCACAAACGGCAAAGATTGAGAGGGAAGCGGCAAAGAAGGAAGCTAAACTGAAGCAAATGCTGGACAATGGCCAGCTGAATCAGGAGCAATATGAAGCCGAAGTTCAACGTCTGAATGAAGAGACAGACAAGAAAAAAGCAAAAATTGAGTATGAATCGGCTGTACGACAGAGAAATATTCAAATAGCGCAAATTATTGCCAATACCGCTCAGGCAATTATGAGTATTTGGGCTCAGGTGCCTAAGTTTGATTTTGGGGCAACTGCAACGATCATGACAGGAATAGTGTCTGCGTTAGGCGCGTTACAGGTTGCAACTGTATTAAAAACGCCACTTCCGGAAGCGCCTGGTGCAGAGGATGGTTATGGATATGGGGATAATTATGATATTCGGCGCAGCCAGGATGGTAAAATTTTTAATGTGAAACGAAAAAAATTAAGATCTGGCGAAGTGTCCAGTCCAACGCATTTTATAGCGGGGGAAAATGATCGCGTAGAAATGGTCATTGCCAATTCAGACTATAAACGCTTTTCTCCAAAACTTAAAAAGGCAATTAATAGCGAGCTGGCATCGTCCAGGGGATATGAAGGAGGATACTATCCATATCTGAGCCGGGATAAAGAAAGTGACAGCGAGAAAAACGAACTGAAAAAACTGATTAAAGAAAACACAGCTGCGATGAATAAAGTAGCTACGATGGAGCCAAGAGCGTACCTGGCTAAAGATATGCGTACAGCGAAGGAAATAATAGAAATTACTGAAGAATATAATGGATATAAAAAATCATCAGAAAAATGATAACGATAACGCCAACAACGGACAAGATAACGACAGACCTTGAAGATATCAGCTACTGCCTGGATGGACATTCAATAAGTATGAACGATGCAACTGCTGTTTTTATTAAGGTGAAGTATACGATTGATTTTGCAGGAGAAACGTTAACGCCGGAATATTCCTTTTTTTTGAAAAAAGGATATATTCAGTTTTTTCCAGGGGAACACATTCAGCCTTATGTAACCCTTCGCGAAGCGCAGGTGTCGGAATTCCTGAATAATTTTACACTGGATATTGCGCCGGCCTCAGTATCGGTGCAGATTATAACGCAGGATGCGCAGTACAAGACCTTGCAAACGTTTGTGCTGAGTTGTAAATTTCATGCGGGTTACAGCGATGCAATACCGGAAGACGGTGCAGAGATATACCGGAGTTTGTCTTATAATTCTGTATTGCCATTGGCGTACAGATATCCAGGGCAGAATGTAGAATTTAAGTTCAAGGAAAAAACGGTAACACTCAATAAACAAGCAGAAAGCGCGTCGGGGAATATCTTTCAAATAATGTTTTTTCAGGTGAAGGGAGGGCTGATGTCTCCACCTCAGTTTTCGGATGATTTCGGGGATGATTTTGCGAATGGGGATGACATGTGGGGCGTTTCGCCTTTGCCGATGTATGAAGAAGGTTATGTTCATCAGATTAATTCTTCTTATAATGTAAGGGGGATTAACTTTCCATTTCAGGATTCGTCTGTGAATATTCTGTGGCTGGACGAAAGTAATATATTCAGGGCAATTACGCTAACGGGTAAAGTTCAGGGCGTCCGGAGCTGGACGCATTATATCAATCAGAATGCTAAAAATTTTCGGTACCGTAAAGCAGGAGCGACGGCAAAACGGACGAAAACGATTGATTCCGGTTGGAAATTGCAATCAGAAACAGACCTTTTAAAAAGTTTGGGAACTGCTGTTCGGGGTTGGATGTTCAGCGACAGTATCGCAGATCTGAAAGAATTTGTTTTTACGTCCGAAAAAGTAACGGATATAGACAGTAAGGAGCAAAGAATATCATTTGAATTAGAATTTGAAGTTAATGAGTAATATTATTTTCACGCCGGCAGGCGGAGATTATGTTTTCGAGATCCCCGAAGCGGGTTTTACAATCAATGATGAAAATTCAGAATTTTCTGATGGGATTTTCGTCTCGTGGACTTATCCTTTTACGCTTTATTTTAGTGATGAAGAGATACGGCGGTTTGGTCGGATTTCAGATCCTGCATGTAAAAACAAAAAGCGGGTGATTGACGGTTATCTGAATGTTTTTGGTGAAGTGCAGCCGGCGAAGCTAAATTTTCTTTCGGCGATCGGTCGTGAGACCAAATGTCAGCTTGAGTATGGGGTGGGTGCGCTGAATGTTTTTGACAAAAAGCTGAGCGAAATTAAATTTCCGGATCTTCCGAAAGGCAGTTATGTGACGTATGATGAAAATGGTACACCTATATATAATCAGGGAGATATATACGATCATGTGGATGAAGTGCTGGCGAAAACGTTTCCGGAAATCGGATATTGTTTTCCTCGTATATATGCGCCGAAAAAAGATTTTACGGATATTTTTGGAAAACGATATGGTGGTATAGGTATATATAACTGGACGAATACGTCCACCGGAAAAATATATCGGAATGATTTGGCGAGCATGTCTTTTTATAGTTTTGTGAAACCTTTACTTTTTATTCCTTATATATTACAGCAGGGCTTTCTGGAAGAGAAATTTAAACTTAAAGGGGATATTTTGGAAGATCCATTATTGATGCATACGGCGTTGGATCATAATACCATTGCCGAGGAAGAAATAGACTATAATTTTAAAAGTATGCAAATAATCAATAATGGTGAGATAACTCAAAATTATGTAATCCAGGAAGATTTTGAAATTGCAGGTTTATATCTTGTTTCTATTGTTCTACCTAACAATGATGCTACGGTATTTGTGCAGGTGCTGGACGAATCAGGAGCCGTGTTGTATAGTTATTTTAAATCTGGCGTTTATCAGGAAGATGATCAGAACGGAAATATTAATGTTCCGGACACGATTTATATTTTTGGAGATTTGCCGTTGTTGAATCAAAAAACAAAAGTTACGTATAAAATTACAATTGATGATTTGGGGTACTTTGGGCAGACAGGGAATCTTTTTAAAGCATATCTGAATCCGAAATATACACTTGATAGTGCTAAAATATATGCTTTACGTAGGGATCAGAATCTTGCACAGTACACACCGGATGTGACTTTCGGTGAACTTATTAAAATGGTGAAGGTTGTGGGGAACTATCGAATGGAAATTCGGAATGGGAATGAAATACATTTTCTGAAAAATCATAACCGTGTTCCGGAGGATTATTCGGATATCAGTTTTAGTGAGAGTGAGCTTCCGGAGGTAGTGCCAACCACAATTGATTATTATGTTCTTAAGCATAATGCTCCGGACGAATATAATATGACGGCAATGATTGTTGATGAAACCGGTATTGTGGTAAGTGGCCCTAAAGCAGATGAAGAATATGAGGATCTAATCCGGAATAAAGAAGTGACTACTTTAGAAATAACAGGGTATCCACTTCCGATGATATCGAGTATTTCGGATTATGTAATGCCGGCTGGAGGCAATACGGTTGTAGAACTTGAAGAAACAGTGTCCGGAATGGCGCTGGTTAAGTACGATGGTCTTGATAAGCAGGAAGGAATGGCTGATATCAATAATGCAGGATCTTACAATGAAGCTCGCTTACCTGGTCTTTATTATGTGAGGTATGATAATTATGTGCCCAACCGGTTAACGGCAGATACAGTGAAATGGACATTTATTACGCAAGATCCGCAGGTATCGAGAATAAGTTCAGAAAGTACATTATATGCATATGGTGTGCTTCATAAAATTAAAAATATTGTAAAGACTTATTATGATGGTCGGATCTGTGAAGTCCAGTTGGAAACGCAGAATCGATATTAATATTGAACTGCATCGTAACCTTCCAGTTCTTCACCTTGTAGAACATGAACATATATCATTGTGTGTTCAATTTTGGAGTGGCCAAGGAGTTTCTTCAGGGCAAAAATATCTTTTGAGTTTCGGTAAAATGTAGTAGCAAAAGTATGTCGGCCAACGTGCATGCTGACGTTTTTGGTGATCTTGCAGATCTTTGCAATATTTTTTAGATGGGAATTGATTTTTTGATCGACAATTTTTGTTTTAAAAAGTATTTCCTGATGTTCTATAAGGCGTATGGCGGACGCGTTGAGTTTTACGGTTTGAAAATTTCCGGTTTTTACATGTGTAAACGAAAAGGTATGATCTTCTACCTGCTGTCTTGTGAGCTGTTGGATGTCGGAGATTCGCATACCGGTATAGCAGGAAAACAGGAAATAACCGAGGGGTAGAATATGAGATTCCTGAAGAAATTCACTGTAGAAATAATTCTGCAATCGTTGAACCTCTTCCGGCATGAGGTAGATAATTCTTTTGGAATTTACGTTTATTTTCAGATCATCGAGGTCGAGAGGAAAGGTGATGCCTTTCTTTTTGGCAATACGCAGAAATTTTTTGATGACTTTCAGGTCTGTGTTATAGGTTATTTCTGCGTCTTGTGAGTATTTTTTCCGGTACCTGGACAAAAACTGTTCATTGATTTTATGAAATGGGATTTCGGGCTGAAGGTTTTCGAGTTTGGATATTACTGTTTTATAGCCTTTCATGGTTCTTGGCTTTACGATTTGCTCCTGCGAATAATGTCTCATGAAAGCAATAAAATCAAATTCAGGTGTGGCTGTTTGAAATTCTTCTATAAGCGTACGCGCGTCGAGAATTCTTTTAGAAAGGAAATATTGAGTTTTTATCGTTGTGATTTTGGCTTCAATATTTTCTAATATTAAGTTAAGTGAAGCTGCGATTTCAGAATGTTGCGAATCGGCTGGACTGATACGTTTTGTTTTATTGTTCCACCAGGACGGAGGGATTCTGATTTCGGTATTGATTCTGATTTTTGTTTTGCCGTCGCGTACAGTAAGGTATACCAGCGATTTATTATCGCGGTCCTTGTAATTTCGGAGAGAGAAAGAATTAGTTAGGGGCACAAAGACTTTTTTTGTGTCCCACCTTGTGTCCCAGAGGGGCGTTTTTAATGTTTCCAT